CGGCGGCGCCCGCCACATGCAAATCATAGCTCGGCTCGTTGGGCACCACTCTCCACCCCTCTGCTTCGAGGGCGCGGAGGACGGCGTCGGCGTGCTGCGCTCCGCGACCATGGTTGCTGTAGTGGACGCACGAGTCCGGGTTGCCAGCGCCGTCGAGATACCACTGCCAGTGAGCGGCCCAATCCGGATCGGGCTTGCCGATGATCGTCTCGACGTACACCCTCGCGATCGTCTCGCGGATGGGGGTCATCCCTTCATCCTCCGTTCCATCAGCGCATCAACCATCTTCAAGACTTCGGCATAGTCGTCTCCGTCACGAGTCAACGCCCATTCGATGGAGCGGACTTCGTCCATGGTGGTTGGCGCCGTCAGCCTCGCCGCCGTCGCTTCGAGTTCGGCGATGCGAGCGTCCCGGCCTGCGATCTCCTTCTCCAGCGCCTTGCATGCATCCAACAGGCGCACAATCCCTTCACCATTGGTGAAAGGGTCGCCCCCCAGGTTCCATGTCCGCTGATGCACATCGCTGCGGATGCGCGCCCGGCCTTCCTTCGTCGTCGCGTTGAAGATGCTCATGCGGCGTCTCCGGGGGTGGGGCGAGCCCATAGCTCCACGCCCCAGCCGTTGTATCGTTCGTCGATCGCTCGGTGCTGCCGGCAGAACTCGCAGCCGTCCAATGCGGCGCGGCTGCACTGCTTCCGATCATAGTGCATCCTGAAGCCGGACTTCGTTCCTCTCGCGACACGGTAGGTGTCACGCTTGTAGACGGCTGCATTGCACTGCTGTTTGTCTGTCATTTCACCGTCCTCTCAGTCAGGGAGGAGAGATAGGCGCGGACCTTGGTGGCCTCGGCCTCGAACAGATTGACGAGTTCGGGCCACGGCTCGCCGATGGCCGCGATCAGCGCCTCCTTCGCATCGACGTAGTCATCGAACGCTTCGGAGCCTTCCGCGAGATAGGCGAGGTCGGTGTCGGGCAGGGTGATGAACCACCGCTCCATCTCCTTCTTCGCCCGCTCGATAAAGTAGGTGCCGATCCGGTTACCGATGCCGCGCGATCCCGAATGGAGCATCACCCAGACGCGATCAGCCTCATCCAGGCAGACCTCGACGAAGTGATTTCCGGTCCCGAGGGTGCCGAGGTGCTTGACCGGGTCGGCGGCGTGCTTGCCGCTCACCTTCGGGTTCTTCTCCAGTATCGCCCGGAGCGGGTCCGTGATCGCCTGCATGGCCGCGACGACGGCCGGCGGCGGGTCGCCCCACGCGCCACGATCACCCGGGCCGCCGTTGTTCGTGCGCCCGTGCGGCACAGCCTTCTCGATGGCGCTGCGGATGCCAGCGAGGTTGTCCGGCATGTCTGACGCCACGAGGTCGGTCATTGCCGCGACCATTCCGCATCCGATATCGACGCCGACGGCTGCCGGCACGATCGCGCCCCGCGTCGGGATCACCGACCCGACCGTGGCGCCCATGCCCCAATGCACATCGGGCATGACGGCGACGTGGCCGTGGATGAATGGCAGCGATGCGACATTGCGAAGCTGCTGCGCGGCCGACTCTTCGACCGGCACGCCGTCCGTCCACAGCTTCAGCGCGGCGCCGTCCGTCCGCTCGTACGTCCACTTTCTCGTCTCATCCATTATCGGTCTCCGGGGGAGAGGGGAGGGGCATCCAGTGAGTCGGGTTAATGGGCGGGCTAAGCTGTTCTCCGATGTCTCCCACGTCCGAGGACCAACGCCCTCCGTCAGGACAATCGGCATCCACTTCCCACAAGCCGACCACAATGTCCGATGACATCCCCTTGGGGCGGTAAAATGGGTCGATGTCTATCCCCCCCATGGCAGTAGAGCAACAACGGCGTCCCATCTCTCGGTGCGCTCGCGATATCGCGCCACTCAGACATTGTCCTCTCCCTCCTTCATGCCGATGGCCTCACATCCGGCATTGGACCGGATGCTCAGCCACGCGAAGCCGGCCGCGGCCGACGCGCAGATCGGCGACATGATGCCAATGAACACGGTCAGGCTGACGCACGAGAACCACGGGCGAAACAGGGGATCTGGGAAGCCCTTGGCCGGCATCGGGCCGCAGACGTATGTCTTGGCAAACCAGTCGGCGCCCATCGTGATCCACCACGGCACCAGCGGGAACGCCGCGCCGATGCACGCCCAGAACGCGATCCGGCGGACATTGGCCGCCGTCATCCGCTCACCCCGCATCGGGGCCTCCCTGGAGGAGGGCGCGGGCGCGGCTGCGGAACGTGTCGTAATCGGCAAAGAACCGTTGTTCCTCGAAGCCGTGCATCCCGCAGTACTTTGAGGGGTTGGGATAGGAGCCGAGTGCGGCCCGCAGCTTCGTGTTCTCCGCCTCCAGGGCGGCGATGCGCTGCTTGTCCCGATACCGATGAATGCCGCCCGCCTCTCGGAGCGCCGCAACCCGGTCGCCCTCCGCCACGGGTGCGCTGGGCTCGGCCGGGGGCGGGGAGAGGGCCGGGAGAACATCAGCGGCATGGTCGAGAGTTTGCTTCACGAGCAGAGCTGCACGACGCGACTGCTCATCGGTGGCTTCCCGTTCGCGGATCGCGGCGCAGTATGCTCGTACACGGCACCACTGCCCGCCCGCCTCGACCCCCTCCCGATATCCTTCCTGGCGGGCGGAGGCGAGGCGGGCTGAGATAGACCGAGCGTAGTCGATCAGCGTCCAAACGTCGTCGTGTGTCGGGTCACCATCTGTGGCAAAGCGATCCTGGATTGCGTCGATTTCGGCGCCGGTCAGGTCAGTTGACATCGGTCGCCTCCTGCGCTGCGCGGTCGAGGCGCTCGATCTCGGCGACAATCAGGGCACCAGCCTTGATGAGGTCGCGCCTCCGGGTGGTCGGCTTCCACCACTCGGCTGCCAGCGACCAGAATGGTGGTGTGTACTTGAGAGCGGCCCGCGCCCTGATGCGGTCGTCCCAGGCTGCCACGGTCGCATAGCAGGACGCGGCCATGGCCATCTGGCCTTCGTCGTGCTGGTCGTCGCACTCGGACGTCCAGCCCTCGACCTCGATCTGCCGGCGGCGCTCGGCCGCGATCTCGTCAAGCACGGTCCGGTCAGCCATTGCCCTGGCCCTCCTGCGCGGGAGCGCCCCATCGTTTCGTTGCGATGGCGCTGCGCAGCGCCCACCGCCGACTGACCGGCTGCACCGACTGCAGCACGAGGTTCGCCAACACACGGACCTCAGATGGCCGCAGCGCCTCGCCAGCCAGAGCGCGCGCGGCGAGGATGTGCGGATGATCGGGATGCATGCCGGCCAATGGGTCGGCATCACCACGTTCCCGCGCTTGCGCTCGCCTGGCCGTCCGCGGGGGCGGCATGTCCTCGCCGCCGCACCCGGCGCAGGTGACGGGATACCCGACCCCCTCATCGGCCAGGTAAGTGCCGCAACACGAACAGAGCGTGCCGTCGAGCATGGCGTCTGCGATCTCGCCCATCGTCTCAGTCCTCCTGCGCTGCGGTGGGGGTGGGGAGGTCGGGGAGGCGAAGTGGACCGATACAATAGAACGAGTCGGCCAGATTGGCGGGTTTGACCCGACATTCGTTCCCGAGCATCCACCAAGTGTCGTCGCAGTATTTCTCAACGGCCGTCCAAAACGTCCGATCGGGAATATTGAAGAAATAGTGCCCCTCCGGCAGCGCCTCCACCTCCTCCACCGTCCGCAGCAGGCGGGGCTCCGGCATCGCCCGCGCCACCGCCGCGTCGCGCTCGGCGGTCAGGGTGGAGATGGTAGCTTCGGCGGAGGCGAGGCGGGCCAGCACGCACCGCATGTCTCTCGCGTACAGCCCGAACACGTCGCGGTCGGCATACTCCAGAAGGCGCTTGGACAGCTTCGTCAGGCCGGCATCCGTCATCGGTTCTACGATCATTCCGTGGGCTCCTTCTCCATCGCCTCTTCCAGGGCGACGACGACCCGAGAGACAGTCGCTATGGCTGCATCCCGCTCGTAGTAGTGGGTTCCCAACCCGGCGATCCCGAGGGCGTCGGGCGCCAGCATCCCGAGGTCGCGGACCAAGCGCCGGGCGTTGAACAGGGCGATCTGCATCGCCTCGCGGGGGTCGGCGGGTTTCATGTTGCGGGCTCCTGCGGCATCGTTGCGCGGTGGAACTCGTCCACGAGGTCGCGCCAGCGCTGCGCTGCGTCGCGGTTGTGATCGAGGGCCGTCTTGGACATGATGCGAATGGCGCTCTTTACCCGCGCGTCTGCCGCATCCTCGCCAGATACGCCCAGCCATTCCTGGAAGTCCCGTCGCCGGCACATCCAGAAGGCTTCGACACTGAGCTTCGATGACTTGTGCGGCACCTTCTCGGGCGAGGGAGATGGTGCCTCTGGCTGCTGTTCGGCCTCCGCCGCCGCCTTCTCGTAAGGCGCCAGGGCGACGACGTAGTGTTCTCCGATCGGGGCCGACAGGAGTTCGGGCACCACGTCGTCCGGATGCAGGACGAAGGAAACGATGACGCCATCCTTCGCCTGCCGGAGGGCGTACTTCTTCGCCTCGAAACTGAATGCGGGGATGGTCATGGCGCTCTCCTGACCAGCTTCGCCTTGTGCGGCGACCGTGCTGCGAATTCCCGCGCCAGCGCGAGAAGATCGAGCCGATACCGCTCCTGAAAGGTCCGCTCGCCCACGCGATGCGATTCCGCGTGATGGGTGGCACACATCGACACGGCGACGCTGTCATCGGGCTTCTGGCCCATCCCGGCATGGGCGCCGAGGCGGACGTGTGCGGCCTCGATCGGCCGGCCGTCGCACCCGTCGACCACGCACCCGTGCTCCCGAATCCACTTAAGGTGGCTCGGGCACCGGATGCGCTTCTCTCTGCCCATGGGCTCGGGCTTGATGCGGGCGGGGAGGGCCATGGTCAGAAGTCGTCCCGCCGGTTGCCGTCCCGGTTGTTCACCCGCGGCGGCATGATCGAGAGCACCCACTGCCCGTCCTCGGGCGCGGGAATGCTGTCGAGATAGACCCGGTATCCCGGCCCCTCGCGGTTCGGGATCGCGGAGCCGCAGCGGATCGCAAACGACTTCCCGTTCGCGCCCTTCTTGAAGGCGATGACGTCCATGCGTTCGGACATGATGATGGTCTCCTATGCGGCAGCGGTGAGGTCGCGGGCGTCGTCGACGGCCCGGATGCACTGGTCGCGCAGTTCCTCGGCCTTGGATTTGAGATGGTCCGGGGTGCGCTCGACGATCTCGTTGGCCGTCTTGCCGTTGACCGCCCAGAGCGGCGCCGGATCGCGGGCGGCGCGCAGCTTCTTCAGCGCGTGCGCGAACCAGTCCGAGCCCTTCTCGAAACGGACTTCCGTTCCGTCCGCCTCCATCCAGAACAGGTTGCCCTTGTTCTGCGGGGGAGCCGGCGGGGGCGCCTTCGGTGCTGGGGGCGGGGCGGGCGGCGGCGCATCCGATTGCCGCGCGTCCTTCGCGAGCAGCGCGCGGAGCTTGGCGTGCTCGCCGTCCTCGATCTGCTTGAACTCGTTGATCGTCACCCACGGCGACGGCAGGTCGTAGAGGTAGCGGCCGATGCCCCATCGCACGGCGGCGCGCTTGAAGGCATCCGACAGGCTGCCCTTCTCGGCCTCGATATCGGTGTCTCCGGCGCCGTCGGCCTTCCACACCCATTCGCCATCGACGCGGATCGCGATATCGCAGACCGTCTTGACCGCCGCATGGCTGTATCGGCACTGCCAGTTGGCGGGGCCGGCGACGGCGTCGAGACGGTTCATCACGTCACGGGCGTCGAGGTATGCCAGCGCCTTCGCCTTCGTCTTGTCCCGCTTCGAGATGGACCCGACACGCCAGGACACGGCGTCCGGCGGGAAGGGGGCCGCGAGGGCCTTCCAGTCGATGGTCATGCCGCCATCCTTTCGGCATTCAGCCGCTCGCGGAGATTGTCGGACCAGCGGTATCCGGTGGTATCCGCAGGCAGCAGGGCGATGGCGTCGTGCCCGTCATGCACCCGGGACAGAAACCGCATCAGGGTCCGTGCGGTCGCCCGCAGATCGTCGAGCGCCCGTTCCATGTCCTCGGGCTCCAGGCGATAGACGGCGTGTTTCTTGTCGGTGACGTAGAGCAGGGAGCAGGATTTCTCCCGGTCCCGGGCGCGCCAGTAGACCGCCATCTGGGCGACGTGATCCGGTCGCGGCGACGAGGGCATCGCCTTCGTCGTTTTCAGGTCGACGATGCTGTCCGGCCACTCCAGGTCGGTGAACCCGATGACGGGGACCGGGATGCCGTCCAGCCAGCACTCGACCCGAGCTTGGGACGATGTGGGCACGTCGTTGATCCCGCGCGTGGCGTCGATCGCGAGCCCAAGCATGGGCACGATGCGGGCCTTGACGGCTTCCACGTCATCGGACACGTCGCCCTGGCTTTTGTTGAGCCATTCCCGGTCCGCGGCCTCCTTCGCGGTCGCGATGTCCCGCTTGTAGAGCCATGCGGTCAGGCCGGCCTCGACGGCGCTCCCGAGCCATGCGTTCGGGCCGGCATCCTCCGACCAGCGGAGCAGATACTTGCCCGCGTAGAGCGCCGGGTCCGACTTCCACAGGTTCAGCGCCGAGGCCGACAGGTGGCGGATGCCGTGCCGATCGAATGCGGTGGTCATGCCGCCTCCCTCGCCTTCAATTTCCGGTCGATCGACAGGTCGCCGAGCAGGCCGATGATTTCGGCGATGGTCTGGTCGAGCATCGCGTCGTCCAGTTCCGCCCGGGCGTCGGGGTCCTGACGGATCGTGTCCCGGAGGTCGCGGACGCACATCCACGCCTCCCACTGGCAGCGGCCGATGTCGGTGGTCATCCGTATGCCCTCCAGGAATGCTGGTGGTGGATGCTGTGGACGGGGGCCTCGCGGATTTCCCTGATCCAGTCCTCGGCCAGGGAAATGAGGTTGACGAACTCGACCCGCTCGACCCGATCCAGGCGATCCCGGTAGACGATGACGGTCCCGTCGTAGTCGTGGTCGTCGCCGTCCTCGATCATCTGGGCGACGTCCCGGACCGCCGCGTCACGGCTGGCGTGGACGCGGGATAGGACCGACCGATCCTCGTACCGGGTGCGGTTTTCGTAGGTGGGCGTCATCGCGTCACCTCCGAGGAAAGGGCGAACATGGCCCGCGCGTAGTCGATCGCTCCCTGACCCGTCAGGACACCGCTCAGGCACATCGCCAGCGCGCAGACGATCAGGACGCGGGCAGTGAAGCGGTCGTACCTGAGACGAGGATGGTCGATCGGGTCGACCTCGTGCGGGCGGGCCGTGACGAGGTCCGACCAGCGGATGCGGGGGAGGGCGGTCATTCCGCCGCCTCCGCAACGATGATCGTGGCGTCAATCAGACGCTCGGCCGCCGCCGCCTCCCGCGATGCCTCGGCGAGGAGGCGATCCCGCTCCCGGCAGTTGAACTGCAAGCGGGCGCGGGCGATCAGGGATCGTGCCGCCGTGATGTGCTGGGCGGCCTGATCGTGATGCGGATACATCATGGGATGGGGCCTCCGGTCAGGCGATCGGCTCGACGTTGCGGATGGTGAACAGTGGGCCGGCGCCTCCGCCCATGTGATAGGGGCGGTAGGCGGCCAGCTCGGCCCGGAGGGCGGCCACGTCCCGCTCGTCGAAGGCGTCGCCGTTGTCGGCGATGAACTCGCCGAGGGTGGCCAACTCGCGGCGGCCTTCCTCGTCGGTGATCGTGATGCGGGTCAGGTCGGACAGCATCGGTCTGGCCTCCGGTCAGGCGGCGGAGGGGAGGGCGATGCGGTCGCGGATGCGGATCGCGGCATCCGTCGCGCGGTCGAGTTCCCACCCGTCGAGATCGCTGCCGGTGCGCTGGTCGATCACGTCGCGAACGTCTTCCCACGACATGCTGCGGGGAAGCGTGGGGGCGATCTTGGCGACCGCATCGTGCGTCGCGCGCCCCAACTTCGACTTCTTGCTCGCCATCGGGTCCCTCCCTCGGGGTTGATGAGGGGAGATTACACCGGGCGTAAGAAGCCGTCTACAGGAAAATTGCACTCAGTGTAATAGACGGCTCGCGTGGCTTTCCGCCCCGAGCAACCCGGCGCGCGTAGGTCTAGGCCGCCTCGTCTTCCTCAGCCAGCGCGCGCAGCACCTTCATCGCGCGCATCTGCTGGCTGGGCTTCATGCCTTGGATGACGGTCCAAAGCTCAAACTCGGGGGCGCCTGGCTTTCTGCTGCCGATCAGGTCAGCCGGTTCGCAATTCAGGGCATATGCAATCGCCTCTAGGTGCGCTTGCGTATAGTCCTGCTTGCCGTTCTCGATCCGGCTCATGGATGCCGTCGATACGTCGATCCGGTCGGCGAGCTGCTGCTGGGTTAGCCCCCGATAGAGGCGCCATTCACGAATCATCGTCTTTCGCATGGCGCTTGCACCGTGCGTCCGGCGATTGGTCCCGTCTATGCCACCCGGTGAAAGAAGATGTTGACGGACAATTGCGCCCCGTGTAACTTCCATCCCATGAAACTTTGCGACTACCTATCGGCCAACGGGATGACGCTCGCGGCGTTTGCTGCGAAGTCGGGCCTGTCGGTGCCGACGGTGAGCCGGCTGCGCCGCGGCCTCAATCGCCCGGACTGGAAAACGCTGGACGCCATCAACGAGGCGACCGGCGGGCAGGTCACGGCCAACGATTTCTACGCCGATGCCGACACGACGAGGGCCGCGTGACCTCCGTCTACTTCATCCGGTCGGCGGGCTTTGGCGCGGTCAAGATCGGGACCGCCGCGAACCCGATGGCGCGCCTTCGTGATCTGCAAACAGGGAATGCAGAGGAACTCTCGCTGATCCGCGTCATCGACGGCGGTGAAGCCGAGGAGCGCTGGTTGCACGCGCGGTTCTGCGATTGTCGCGTTCGCGGCGAGTGGTTCACGTTTCATCCAGACATGATGACCGTCTTGCCACCCGGCGGCCTGCCGCGTGTTCGAGCGGAGCGCGCCCAGCCGGTTTCCTCGGGAAGTCTCGGGGAATATTGGCGTAACGCAATGCGCCTTGGATTGATGACGCCAGCGGAGATCGCCGACCTCAAGTCGGCGGGTTTCTTGGCCGATCGTCAAGTCACCGTGGCTGCGGAATAGGGGCCGCGTGATGCGCAAGCTCATCGGCCGCGGCCTTCTCTGGTTCATCGGTCCTGCGCTGCTGGATCAGTGGTCGCGGGAACTGGACGAGATCAACGCGATGGTGCGCGAGGTCGAGCCGATTTCGCCGGAGCGGATTTCGGCGCTGACCGCCGCCGCGGTCGACGTTCGGCAATCTCTGCTTCGAGAGCGGCAATCCTCCGCTCCACGGGACGCCGCGTGATGGCGATCCCCGCCGCCCTTCCGATCAACGAGGCGATCGACCGTATCGACGCCCTCGTCGTGCAGGTGCGCGACCTGCTGGAGCAGTTCGACGCGCTGGAGCGGCGCATCACGGTCCTCGAATGCGTCCGCCGGATCGACGACCACCTCGCCATCCGGGACGGCATGTCCGACGACGGCATGGGGGCCGATCGCTGATGCTGTCCCTCGTCGCCATCGTGGTTTCGGTCGCCGCCCTGATCTGGGCCGCGATCGGCATCGCGCTGGCGGTGTTCCTCTATCGCTTGGGGCGCGAGCAATGATCGTCGCCCCCATGATCCTCGCCCGTCGATCGGCGACCCACGATCACGGGCAGAGTGCGCGGGGAGGTTTCCTCTTCCCGGCCTCCCCGCGCTGCACTCTCCCGTCCGCGCGCCTCTGCCAGGAGGTTGCGGACCAGGGCATTCACGATGTCACCGATGGCCTGCCAGGGCTCGGCGGCGTCCTCGTCGTCGTCTTCGCTGCTGATGAAGTCAACCGTCTCCATGACCCGAAAGTGCGTCATGGAGCGGCAGCATGTCCCAAGACAAGACAGGGCAAAGAACTTGCCCCGCAAATCGGCGTTCTTGCGCGGGGGTCGGCGTGAACGCCCCCATCCTGACCATGGATCAGTTCGACTACCAGCGCACCGTCTCGGGCGCGCTGAAGTCGGCGTTCGGTCGGGAGCGGCACGGCGCGAAGAAGCTGGCCGGAGCGGCCGGGACCAACGTCTCGACCGCCAAAAACTGGCTCGACGAGAAGTCCACGCCGCAGGGCTTGCACCTGCTGCGGCTGATCGCGGCCGTCCCCGAGATGGCGAGCGAAATCCGCCGCCTCACGGCGATGACCGACGCCGACCCCGAGTTCGCCCGCGACTTCATGCGGGCAATGCAGACCTTCCAGCGCGTCCAGGAGATGCGGAATGCGACGATGGCTATGGACGCGGGCGACGTGGCTCGCGGCGGCGATGCAGCGTCGGCACGTCCGCCTCGCGAGCCGGCACGCGGACATGGCGATGGTCTGGATGCTGCGCCGCTCCCGATGGTGGGACCGCCGCAGTGAGTGAGATGCACGACA